AAAAGTTATTCAGAATCTAAATAACAGAATACTAACGCAAAGTATTATAATGCAAAATCTTGTAGATATAATACTTGAAAATGGGTTAATATCTGAAGAAGATTTGGAACAAAGAATTAAAAAAGATGTAGACGAGCTTACTAAAACCTTGGATAGTTTACAAAAAAACTCCTCTGATGATACAAATTATTCAGAAGAGCTGGAGGGTTTTTATTTCGGACCCGTTGGTGAGGCTTAAAAGTTTTTACCAATTTATTTGGAAATATCGAAAATTTTTCGTATATTTGTATAAAAGAAGTAAGTTAATCAAAAGGAGTAATCCCTATGAGAAAACAAATTATATTTACATTGATAGTTTCATTACTATCATTTGGAATGATAGATTCCGCGGTTGGTGATAAAACACCAGATAAGACTCTTGAACAGATGATTCAAGAAGAAGAACTCAGAGAGTTAGAATTAAAAAGACTTGAAGAGGAAAAAATTAAAAAATATCATGAAGATGAACTTAATAGATTCTTAAATGATATAGGACACAGAGAAAGTGGTAACAGATATGATATCACAAATACTTGGGGATATATGGGAAGATTTCAATTCGGCAAATCAACATTAAAAGGTTTAGGATTTAAAGTTTCTAAAACCGAATTTCTTAATAATCCACAACTACAAGATTCAGCAATGATGGCTTTATTAAATCACAACAAAGAAAAATTACAAAATTATATTGATATTTACGATGGTAAAACTATCAATGGTATGTATGTTTCTGAAAGTGGTATATTAGCAGCTGCTCATCTTGGAGGACAAGGTTCTGTAAAAAGGTATTTCAGAAAAGGTAAAGTATTTTCTGATGCCTATGGTACAAAAATAACATCGTATATGAAACAGTTTAGTGGATACGATATAAAATTAAATTAATATGTTAGAAATATTTACAACCTATAATATTATTATAGGAGTTTCTGCAATTGCCAATATTGTTTTATTGGTAGGGGTTAGAAATTTATTAAAACAAAATGAACAACTCGAAGATAGACTTGTTGAAACAATTGGTTCGATTAGATTTAGAATCTCTGAATCATTAAAAGAAATGAGAAGATTGGATACCAAACAAGCATTTGAAAAAGATGATGAAGTTGGAGTTACTTTCGGTGAATTAAAAAAGATAGTAGAAGAGTTAAATAATCAGATATAAATTATGCCAAGACCAAGAAGAAAGAAATCCAAAATATATTTTGGAACACCTGCTCAGGAAGCTATAGTAGAGTACAACAAATGTAATGACCCCAAGAAACGGTCTAAAATTTATGAAGAACGAATTAAGTACCCATTTGAAAAATTAGCAGAGAATGTTATAAATACATTTAAGTTTACTTACTTCGATGTACCGAAGAAGGATATTCAAACAGAAGTAGTTTCTACAATGGTGGAGAAGATGCATATGTTTAAAGAAGGTAAGGGTAGAGCCTTTTCTTACTTTACTATTATTGCAAAGAACCATTTGATTTTAAAGAATAATGGTAACTACAAAAGATGGAAACAAAATGCACTTCTTTCAGAAATGCCAGAAACTTGGAATCCTGAAAATGATTTTTATGAATCTCAAGAGAATGATGAATTTAAAGATTTTAAACAAATCATGTTAGAGTATTGGGATAATCACTTAACTCAAATTTTTAATAAGAAAAGAGATATTCAAATAGCAGATGCAGTATTAGAATTATTTAGAAGAAGTGAACATATAGAAAACTTTAATAAAAAACATTTGTATCTTCTTATAAGGGAAATGACTGATTGTAAAACTCACTACATTACCAAAGTTGTAAATGTAATGAAAACACATCAAAAGAAAATGTTAAACGAATACTTAGAAACAGGTCAATTTAACGATATCCAACAAGAGTTTTGGGATAACGAAAATTATTAAATTAAAATGTCAAAAGGTTACATATTAGGAATTAGTTGTGGATATCACGATAGTGCAGCTGCTTTAATCAAAGATGGTAAAGTTCTTGGTGCAGTTGAAGAAGAAAGATTCACAGGTATAAAACATGATTCCTCATTTCCAATAGAAACCATAAAGTGGTTGTATTCTGAATTTAGAATTGAAAAGGATGATATCGATGCCATTTGTTTTTATGAAAACCCAAACTTAAAATTAGATAGAATTGATAAGAGTACAAGAAGAGGTGGTGTTCTAAATTATTTTAAAAGAAAAAAAATTCTTAATAGAAATGAAAAAGAGTATAAAAAATTAGATACTTTAATAAATTCTATAAAGGGTAATAATACTAAAATAATTTATGGTGACCATCACTTATCTCATGTTGCTTATTCATATTATACATCAAACTTTGATAGAGCAACAATACTTTCAGTAGATGGAGTTGGTGAATGGGAAACAACTTCAATGTATTATGGAGAGGGAAATCGTTTAGTAAAAATAGGAACTGTAAACTTTCCACATTCATTAGGAATGTTATATTCATCTTTTACTGCATTCTTAGGATTCAAACCAAACGAAGGTGAGTACAAGGTAATGGGATTGGCACCATATGGAGATTCTACGAAATATGAAAAACAATTTTCAAAACTAATTTATCCAAAAGGAGATTCATATGAAATCAATATGAGTTACTTTACTTATGATTATTCTGATGAGATTATGTTTAATGAAAAACTCAGTAGGTTATTTAAAATAGTAAATAGATTACCAGAAGATGAACTTACACAAGAACATAAGGATATAGCGGCAGGATTACAATCTACTTACGAAAAAATATTTTTTCATTTACTAAATAACCTTTATGTAAAAAAACAAACACATAACTTATGTTTAAGTGGTGGTTGTGCATATAATGGAACGGCTAATGGTAAGATATTAAAAAACACAAACTTCAACAGAGTTTATATTCCACCAGCTCCATCTGATGCTGGTTCTGCTATTGGATGTGCATTACATTATCATTATTCTACAAATTTAAAATCCAACAGAATAGATAATTCATATCCTTATCTTGGTCCTCACTACACAAATGATGATGTAGAAAAAGTATTAAAAGAATTTGAAAATGATGTTTGGTTTACAAAGAAATTACACTCTGAAATTATAGATGATATTGCACAAGAAATAACAGAAGGAAATGTTGTTGGTTGGTTTCAAGGTAGAATGGAATTTGGTGCAAGAGCATTAGGTAATCGTTCTATACTCGCCAACCCAAGAGACCCTCAGATGAAATCAAGAGTAAATAGAGTTATTAAAAAACGAGAAGGATTCAGGCCATTTGCCCCAATAGTAAAACTCGAAGAACAACTTAAGTATTTTGATTATACTGAATCAGTTCCTTATATGAATCAAGTTATACAAGTTAGAAAAGAATATCAAAAAGATTTACCAGCTATTACTCATATAGATGGTTCAGCTAGAATACAATCTTTAGGACATTCGGGACATTCACTAATGTATAAGTTGTTAAACAAGTTACAATCTATAAATGGTTATCCTATTGTTTTAAATACTTCTTTTAACTTAAAAGACCAAACAATGGTATTAGACCCCAAATCAGCTATTCAAACATTTCTAAATTGTGAAATGGATACTCTTGTGATTCACAACTACATCTTAAAAAAGAAAATACTTTAAGTCATTTCGAGGGGTTTTTTTATTGACACCCATTATTGTTTACTCATTGGGTGTTAAAATCAAAACCATACTTTTTATTTCATATATACAATAGTTATTTGTGGACAAGTCCGATGTTTTGGAATATGGAAAAGTTATTTTCTTTAAATAAAAACAAAGGAGAACTATATGGAATTTTTGAAAAAAGTTGGCTCATGGGCTGACGAACTAACAAAAATCGGTATTAGTATCATCGCCTTGGGAGTTGTACTTGAAGTATTATTCAAAGGTGCAGAAATCCCATTTTGGCCAGAGGTATCAGTAGTTGATAACATCATGGGCATTTTAGGAGGTCTGAGTGCTGAAGGTCTATTAGGACTGGTTGGTGCTTTCGTACTATATCATATAATTAAGAAGTAGTAAATACTTTTTAATTCCATAACGCGTTAACAATTTAAAACCTCTCTTCGGAGAGGTTTTTTATTTTACCATATTTATATACAACATAATATGGTATAATCATGAGTACAAATTTTGAATTATTTCCTGGTAAAGATTTAAGTGGATTGTTTAAGGATATCTACGATAACCAACAGAATAAAAAACAAAGAATCTCAGAATTAATTTCTGAAATGAAAAAGGTAATTAGACATTCTGGTGATATGGCAGTGATTGGGCCAATCATAAAAGATTTAGTTGATACTTCAGTAAGAAACGATGAATCACTAATTAAGATGGCCTCTATTGCACAAAGAATGATTGCATCTAAGGATAAGGTAGAAGGTGATACAGGATTCCTATCGGATGATGAAAAGGAACAACTTCTAAAACAATTAGATGAAACAATTGCTGAAGTTGCAGATGAACAAGATTTAAAGGTTGATGAACTTACAAACGAAATAGAAGAACTTAAACAAAAGGTATCTAAGTAATGGGTAGAACTTCAATATCAAATAGTAGTTTTTATTCTAATAAAGGAAAGAAACTTTATGAAGGAGCTAATTCAAGAGTTGGTACAGTTATATTTGTACACCTTGATGATTCTGAAGCAGAACCATTAGAACTGCCAAGTGATTTAACAGATAAAGTACATGATAAACAATTTGTAATTGGATATTGTAAAATTGTACAAAGAGGTGAATCTACTTATAATGTAAATAATATACCAGAATATCCACCATCAAATCCTGATGAGGGAATCCCACTACTTGGAGAAACTGTTCAGTTGGTAGAAGTGGGAGGTAAACTTGCTTATAAGAGAATTCCAAATATAAATTTAAATGCTGGTAATGCTGTTGAAGATGCATTATTAAGAGGATTGCCTGATGAGGAATCTGGAGGTGGTAGTAAAGATTATTCAACCACATCACAAACAGGTACGGCTAACTCTTCTGATGAAGGAGATAGAACAACTAAGTTCGGTGAGTATTTTGAAAAGAATCAAATAAACCCATTACGATTATATGAAGGTGATAAATTAATTCAATCTCGATTTGGACAATCGATTAGATTTAGTGGATATAATAATGATGAAAACATTTTAGCTCCTACTATAATAATTAGAAATAAACAAAATCCAAAATCATTTGATGAGTTAAAAGAGTATCAACATACTGAAGAAGATATTGTTGAAGATGGTTCTACTATAGCAATAACAAGTGGAGAGTACTTATTAAACTTTGTACCAGGAACAGAAGATTCACCATTTGATACCGAACCAATATATCACACTCCACCTGATGAACTAAAAGGTACAGACCAAGTATTGGTTAATAGTGGTAGAATTATTTTATCAGCAAAAGATTCTGAAATGATATTTTACTCTAAGGGAGATTATTCATTTATATCTGATGGTAAACTTACAATTGATAATGGTAATGATGGTGCTTCAATTGATTTGAATGGTGATTTATTGATTACTACCAATGATAATGATATGAAGTTTTTGGCCAGTAGTGGAGAAATTTACCTTAACACAGAATCGGATGAACAACCATTAGTAAGAGGACAGGTTTTAGTTGATTTACTAAAAGACCTTTGTTCAGAACTTCAGAAAGAAATACATCCAACACCAGCAGGACCATCAGCTCCACCATCAAACGCATCAGCATATGCAGGAATATCGAATAAGTTAGATACTATTTTATCTACATTAAACTTTACGGAGTAAACTAATGTCATTTGCTTTATTTAAATCAAATATGTTTATGTACATGAATCGACCTGAAGGTATAGATTCATATAAAGACTTTGCGAAAAAAATTACCGATGAATATGATATAGCGGCTCGTAGTGGAATGCAAACTATAAACAATATCCCACTTTCTAGTCCGAACAAATCTTTAATGAAGATTTTGGTAACACTAGCTTGTGCTAAAGCACTAAGTAAGAAAAGTGGTTATCATAATTTTATAGATGATATTGGAAAGGGATGTGTTGGTTATTGGACAGGTGCAACACTATTGACAGGAATACCACCAATTATACCATCAATTGGTGCAATACAAAATATAACATCAACCGCTGCCTTTACTTTAAACCCTGGTACTTGGACACCGGTCGGCCCACTAATACCTACTACTGATATTAATATGTTTTTGGATAGATTGATAATGGCAATGCAAATGCATCTTACAACAGTTAGTGGATTATACATAACAATATCAATGTATCCAGGATTCCCACTTATACCACCTGCACCTGGTATCTTAACTTGGACGGGATTTACAATACCATAAAATTGATAATAATATATTTATATTAAGATAAACTAAATTAAATAAAATGGATTCAAAACAATTAGTAAAAGTTATCAAAACCATTGTTGAGGCAGAAGTTGCTAAAAAACATGAGAGGTTTCTTACTAAAACCTTTCCAAAGATATTGGAAGAGGAAGTTAAGAAACGATTAGCAGAGGAGAAGGGAGGTGTAGTCAGCGTTCCCTCTACGCAAGTTCCACAGTTAGTGAATGAGGTAGACCCATTTGAACAGGCAGAACTTGCATTACAGGAACAAAGACAAGCACCAAAAAAACAATTTACTAAAAATTCTGTTTTAAATGAAGTATTGAATAATACAAAACCATTTACAAAAGAACAGAGACAAGGTGGAGCTGGTGGTACTAAATCTGTATTAGATAAGTTACCCCAACAACCTATCCAAGAAAGTATGGATAAAACAGTTACCTTTACAGAACAAGGTGCTGGTGCTGGAGTGGAAGGTATGAGAGCAAATATGGCTGCACAAATGGGTTATGGTAGTGTAAACCAAGGTAGTGTTAGTAAAACAGGCCTTGGAGTAAAAACAGGATTACCTGGTTTAGATAGAATTTTAAACAGAGATAATTCCGAACTTGTAAAAAAGTTTAAGAGATAATGGTAAGTGGATTGATTATAGTGGTAATGGGAATTATTTTAATAATCACTATAATCCAAAACTTATTTAAATAGGAGAAATGATATGGCATATGTAATCGGTAGAAAGGTACTGAAAGATACAGAAGATTTTGATTCTTTTGCATATGGTATTACATTGCCTATAAAGAATGGTGAAACTGGATTTTTTGAACAAGCATTTACTTCTTATGAACAAGCTAAATCAAATTTAAAGAATCTTTTACTTACTAAAAAAGGTGAGAGAATAATGCAACCAAACTTCGGAACAGGATTACAATCTTTATTATTTGAACAGATTGATGATACTTTTGAACAAAAGATACAAGAAACAATAACCAAAAATGTTAATTATTGGTTACCATATATTTCTATTAAAAATATTGATGTAGAAATGACAAACGAATTGAAAGACCAAAATAGGGTAAACTTAAGTTTAGAGTTTACTGTTGGTAATCAAATTGATTTACAAGAATTAACATTTACAGTACAAGGAACAAATTAAGATGGCATTAAATTCAGCAAACTTTAAAAGTAATAACGGAAGAAATATAAAATATCTTGCTAAAGATTTCTCTCAATTTAGAGGAAACTTAATTGAGTACGCTAAAACATATTTCCCAAAAAGTTATTCTGATTTTAATGAAACATCACCAGGTATGATGTTCATAGAAATGGCTTCGTATGTTGGTGATATTCTTTCTTACTATACAGATGATTCTTTAAAAGAATCTTTAATGTTATATGCAGAAGATAAAGAAAATGTTATAGCATTAGCACAATACTTAGGATATAAACCGAAAACAACTTCACCCGCTTTATGTGAAGTAACTGTTTATCAGTTAGTACCATCTACTGGAACAGGAGAAGAAAACAGACCCGATTCTGATTTTTACTTAAGAATAAAAGAAGGTATGGTAATCGAATCTTCCAAAACAAGTACTCAATTTAGAACAAGTGAGTTGGTAGATTTTAATGATGAAACTGATAGAGAGATTACAATATATGAAAGAGATTCTGGTGGTGAACCTACTCAATATCTTATAAAGAAAAAAGTAAATGCATTATCTGCAGAGTTAAGAGAAGTATCTTTTAATTTTGGTAGTACACCAAATAACTTTTCAAAATTAGAAATAGCAGATACAAATGTAATTGATATTTACGATGTAAGAGATTCAAATGGTAATAAGTGGTATCAAGTACCTTACCTTGCACAAGAAATGGTATATGTTGATTATCCTATATCAGAACAAAAAGATAAAGACCTTTCACAATTTAAAGATTCAGTATCAAATGTTTTACAATTAGTTAAAACATCGAGAAGATTCACTACAAAAGTAAATGGTGATAATACAACAACAATAGTATTTGGTGGAGGTACTTCAACTAATGATGAAACACTAATTCCTAATTTTAAAAATGTAGGATTGGGGTTAAACTCATCTATTGATAGATTGGGTTCTTCATTTGACCCATCAAACTTTTTAAAAACAAAAACATATGGACAGGCACCGACTGGAGAATTTACTGTTTCATATTTAATTGGTGGTGGAGTAGAATCAAATGTTGGTAAGGGTGAACTTACAACTATTCAAAGAATAGAATTTGATGATGATGTAAAAACATTTGTAGGAGATGATTTAACTTTATATAACAGAATGAAATCTTCTGTTGCGGTTGATAATGAAATGCCAGCAACTGGTGGTAGAGGTTCTGAAACTATCGATGAGATTAGAGAAAACTCACTTGCAAACTTCGGTTCACAAAATAGAGCAGTAACAAGAAAAGATTATGTTGTAAGAGCACTTTCATTACCTCCAAAGTTTGGTGGTGTTGCTAAAGCTTATTGTGCACCAGATGGTGAGTTAGATAATAATTCACCAAGTTCAATATTAAATAATCCTGATTCTCTTGAAGAATTTGCAGGATTGGTACAATCATTAAAAGAATCAAACTCAACTGAACAAGAAATAAAAGATGAGGTTAGAACATTCTTATCTGGTAAGAAAAATAATATTAATGAAAAGAATAATCCATTTGCTATTAACTTATATGTTCTTGGATATAATTCAAGTAAGTATCTAACATCTTTAAACAGAGCTGTAAAAGAAAACTTGAAAACATACTTAAGTGAATATAGATTACTAACAGATGGTATAAACTTAATTGATGGATTTGTTATCAACATAGGATTGGATTTTGAAATAAGAGTTTATGGTGGATATAATAAAAGAGAAGTTTTAACAAAATGTATCAATGGATTAAAAGAATATTTTAATATAGATAATTGGACATTCAATATGCCTATTAACATTTCAGAAGTTGAAATCTTAATAGCAAATGTAGAAGGAGTTCAATCAGTACCTAAATGTGAAATTATTAATAAATGTTTAGGACAGTACTCTGAACATTCGTATGATATACAAGGAGCAACAAAAGGTAAGATGGTGTATCCATCATTAGACCCTTCTGTTTTCGAAGTTAAATTTCCTAACAAGGATATAAAAGGGAGGGTTGTATAATGTATTACTTTTTAACAGCATCAAAAGATTCAACAATCTATTTACAACAACCAACACAGAATACAGGTTTAGATGAAATATTAGAAGTATCTAAAACTTACTATGGTAGTTTGAAAGATATTGCTCATAGTTTAATTAAGTTTGAAACTACTCCACTTTCTCAATCAATATCAAGTGGTGAGGTAACAATGACTTCAGCTGAATTAATTCTTCGTGAATGTGAAACATCAGAAATACCAGTTGATTACACGATATATGCATATGCAGTAACACAATCGTGGGATATGGGAATTGGAACAAGGTTTGATGAAATATCTACTGATGGTGTATCTTGGAACTCGGTAAGAACAGGACAGAATTGGTTATCACTTAATAATCATTCATCTGATACAACTGGTTCTTTCAATGGTAAAGGAGGAACATGGTTCACAGGTTCATATTCAACACAATCTTTTTCATATGAATCAGCTGATATCGAAATGGATATCAAAGGTACTATGGATGAGTGGGTTGGTGGAACATTACCAAATGAAGGATTTATATTAAAGTACACATCATCTTTAGAAAATGATACTGAAGATTATGGTCAATTAAAGTTCTTTTCAAAAGAAACAAATACAATATACCAACCTAAAGTTAGAATTGGTTGGGATGATTCATCTTTCTCTACTGGTTCTTTAACAGAATTAACTTCGGATGATATCATAGTAACATTTAAAAGATTGAAGAGTAGATATAAACTAGCAAGTAAACCTACGATTAGAGTTTATGGAAGAGAAAAATATCCTCTTAAAACATACACCAATACATTTTCTTATCAAGATGTAAAATATTTACCATCAACAACACATTATCAAATTAGAGATGTTGTAACAGATGAGATAATTGTACCATTCTCAAACTTTACAAAAGTAAGTTGTGATTCGAGTGGTAACTACTTTAAATTAAATTTAACAAATTGGGAATATAATAGAGATTATTATATTGAAATAAAAGTAAATAGAAGTGGTGTTATAGAATATTTTAAAGATAAAGATTTAACATTTACAGTAGAGAAATAACATGAGTTTACGAGATAAGTTTAGAATAGATGAACTTGTTAAAAAGGGTTCAAAGGCTATTAAGAGAGATTCCTCTGATAAAATTCGTGTGCTCAAAAAAGATGGTAAGGAAGTAAAACCAAGTCAAATAAAATTAAAACCATCAAAACCATATGGTCAAGAACCAATTAGAGGTAAGATTAAAGAACCTAAATTAAAAAGTGATTTAATAGAACCAATTGAAGAAGAAAACATTGAACAAACTTCTTTTAGTGGAGAAACTTCTTCTACACTTGAAAGACCTTATTATAATGAAGAAGAATTAAAAAAGGCTGTTGATATTGAAGTTGATGAGTTAATCAAAGAAGAAAAACCATCAAAAGGTAGATATATTAAATATGATAAGTATGAGACAAAGTTAGATGAGATACAAAATCTTAACGAACAAATTCGTAGACTTGAACTAACAAACGCTGAATACTTAAGAGATATAGCAACTTTAGAAACTAATGTAAATAGTTTAGAAAGTGAAGTTCGTTCAGCACAAGAACAATTAAGAACCTCTCAGGCAGAATTTGAAGCTTTAAAAAATAGATTTGAAGTTCTATTAGCAGACTTTCAAAATGCTGTTTTAAAAGGAACTAAGGAAGGTATAGAAAGAGTATCTATGACTGCTCAAGTAAGAGGATTGGGTGCACAAAAGGAAACACTTGCATCTCAATTAGAATCAGAAAAACAAATTGTAAAATCTTTACAAGGTGCAAATGAAACACTACAAGCAACTATTGAATCTAACAGAGCAATTGCAGAACAACAAATAAAGGCAGCTAATCAACAAGTTCAGGCAGCTCAGGCAACAGCATCATCTGCTGCAAATTCTAAAAAGAAAAAGATTATTTGTGTAGAATTATACAATCAAGGATATATACCTTATGAAATATATAAGGCCGATGAGGATTGGGGTGATATGATGTTTATCAAAGACCCACGATTAGTAGTTGGTTATATGATGTGGTCAAGACCAATTGTTGAATGGATGAAGAAAAATCCAAATCATATTTTAATTGATATGTTTTATCATGGTCTTTCTAAATATTGGTGTGCATGGATGGCAGACCAAATGGGAGTTAAGGTAAATCAAAAACGAATTTGGATTGGTAAATTGATACATACTATATTTGGAAATGGATTTAGTAAGTTTGTATATGATAACTTTGGTGGAGAACGAAGATATAAGGTATTAAAATATTTGGAAGCAAGAAATGGCAATTAAGGGATTCAAAGACATAATAGAAAGAAGAGGATATAAGGTTGAATCTGAAGATAGAAAAATCTTCGAGAAAGAAATCGGTAAATCTTACTTTGGTCTTGGTAATGCAGATATGATTGAATTCATATTATTTGATGCATCAGAGAATCAATTGCCTCAAGGTGAAGATGGTAAATTAGTAAGATATATAAGTTTAGATGAAAAAAATATATCAGAGTACTTTATAATTTCTGAAAATAACTTTACTAAAAAACTAAATGGAGCCTCAGAATTTATAGTTGATATTGAAAAACTAATTAGAGAGGCTGGGTACTCAAGTGGAATATTTAAAACTCAAGTAACCTTACTTAACAGAAGAGCTGGTAAAGAAAATAGTGATACTGATAAACTTTGGATTCATGAGATATCACCGAGTAGAACAGAAATAAGAGTATTACCGATTAA